TTGTTGTAGAAGCTGCGCGTTGCCACGTTACGCTGACCAAAGAGCAAGCCAAAGACATGATCGCGGCTTTGATTCGCATTGTTGACGCTGACAAGCCAAAAGACATTAAAGAGACTTTGCAGCTTGCGCGTGAAGCCTTGTCTTATACGGCTACTGAATTAACGCACGACAACTTTGAAGCCGAGGAAAAGGCTTTGGTTGCAATTGACTTTGCATTGGAAAAGCTATGAACTGGCCTTTTTCAAACTTCCCACCCGTGCCTTGGACTGCCAAGCAAATCAAAGAATACGCGCAACAACAACGCGCACAACTGCCAGAGGCTCCGTTATGACTTCATGGCTTTTGGTTATGTCGCTTTACTTTGGCGGCAGTGCAAGCGTCACAACAGTCCCAAATCTATCTTCTGCTGCTGAGTGTTTTCGTATTGCTGAAAGCATCAATCAGTTTGCGCCAAGACGTATGCAATTTAAATGTGTTGAGGTTTACAACGCAAAGGAAACAAAATGACAACACACAAAGAAGCACTGACGCTGGCGCTTGAGGCGTTGGAAAACGCAACACACTTTATTGAAGAATACGCAGCAAACAAATACATATTTGCTCACCATGAAACTATCACCGCCATCAAAGAAGCCTTGGCACAACCAGAGCAGGAGCCTGTGGCGTGTATCAGACGAAACAAGCATGACGAATATCGACTTGATGTGACTGACAATTTCAAGGTCACTGATTTGCCTGTGAATGTTGAGTTGCTGCTCTACACCGCACCACCACAGCGCAAGCCGCACCCAGATTGCGACAGCGGTTGTATGTATGTCTACACAGAAGGTGGGCAACGCTCACCAAAGTGCGAGGAGCGCAAGCCGCTGTCAATCCCTGACGACGTAGTGAAGGCCGCAATCAGCTTTCAGAAGAACGACTATCAAGGGCCGCTGGCATGGGCGCGCAAAGTGTTCGACTGGGTAGCCGCCAACGGCATTAAGGAGTAAGACATGACAGACATACAAACAATCTGCGTAACAGTGGCGTTTTGTTTTTTGATATGGGCGGTCGTTCGATGACCCGCCGCCCCATCGGCCTCTCCACCCCATACCGCAAGCGCCCTGCGCCAGCTGTCAAAGCCCGCGAGCTTTTTGAAAAACTGTATGGCGACTTTGGTCTGAAACCAACAGACGCTGCATGGCTTGTGTTCTTGTCCGGCTGGAACGGTGCACTAGAGCAAGCCGCCAAAGAGTTCGAGCAGATGCCATTCGGCGACAGCGCGGCCAGCGTGGCCGTATTTTTAAGAGATAAACGAGAGTAATAACCATGACAGTAATTAACGCCTTCCATCCCGCCTACGTGGCCACGCACATGCCTGAGTTCATGACCAAGATGCGCAAGGATGCCAATATGACTGAGAGCGGGAGTTTTTATGGCTCTAGGTCTAGAGCAACGCGCGAATCTGTTTCTGGCACATCTGTGAACACAATCACACAATTCCCAAAGACAAAGCGCGTTAGCTTGGCACCGAAGCAGGTCTTCTATTTCAGCAAGGCTGGCACTGCCAACACAACCAAAAAGAAAAAGAAATGAGCGAAGAAGCAAAAAGCCTGCTGACGTTGATCGCGTTGATCTTTGCGTCAGCAGGCTTCACAGTTGCGATTCTTCTCTGGTTTATGGCCAGAGAGATGCAGGATTAAGCGAAGGCGCGTGTGCCTTGTTTGTCGATGATGAGTTTGGACTTCATTGGCACGTCACCTTCGTTTGTGGTGATCGCAATGTGAGTCCAACCGCCACCATTTACAGGATCAGAAAATTCACGAATCACTTGCTGGAATGGAAGATCGCTTGCAATGATTGCTTTGACAACCTGATCTGGAAGCATACCTGGCACGCGAATATCGGCAGCGCATCCGCGACGATGATCGCTCTTATTGCTTGAGCCAACGGCGTTATTTACTGCTTCAGATCTGAACGCAGAATTAACCATGATCGGCTTATTTCCAAGCAAAGCCTTCACCTGCTCCAAGAAATCAGCCAAACGCGGCAAGTTCGCAACTGCATTCACATAAACCTCTTGACCATTGATGATGCACTTTTCTCGCTCTGTAGGCGTGTTGTCGAGATTGCGGTGATCTGTGTGAGTAAGCTCTTCAAGTGTGAAGTGCGGTGTCAATTGTGTCATTTAATGGACCTCAAGTTGTTGTAAAAATCAATGCACGAATTTAATTCGATGACGGCTTTGTCGCCGTCTGCTGCGATGGCGATAAGGTCGTCAGCAGTCTTTGCGTCAAGTTCGGCTCTCTCTTCTGAATCCCCGTTGGTAGTTCCGGCAGAGCAACTGGCACGGACTGACAACCTGAGAGCGCCAGAAGCAACATCAGCACGCAGCTGGTTGACTTTAATTTCAGCATCACGTTTTTCCTTTTCAAGTTTCTGTGTGGTGGCAGCAGCTTCGTCGCGCATTGATGATTCGACGCGTTCGACCTCTGCTTTGATTGCTTGGCGCTCTTGGTATTTACCAGCGAAGAACGCGATAAGCAAACACCCGATGAACGTTGCTAGATTACGCAGCATCTGGTTCGTCCTTCTTTGGCTCTGGCTCTGGCGGTACGATGTCGGGGACGGTGAACGCTTCGCGCGCTGCGGCATAGCCTTTTTGCGCGAGGATTGTGCCGAGCGACGAGAGCACCATCAGCATGATCTCTTTGATATTTTGCAGGTACTGCTTGTCGATCGGCGCTGTGCCGATCATGGGCTGCTCGACGTGCGTGACCGAGTAGACGAAGGCAAAGAACCCGCCGAACATGATCAGCACGAATGCGTAGACGATGAGCCGTTTAAGCTCAAGGTCGACCTGCTCGGCCGTCAGCTGGGTGGCCGGCACGATGGGGACATCCAATAGTTTGCGGAGCCAGTTAAACATTATTCGCCTTTCAGTTCTTTGGTGTTGACAAGTTGATCGGGGCATGTGCCACGGGTGGCGCACTCAGGGCGCTGGCAACGCGCGGCATCCCAATTCTTGGGATCTTGGCAGAAGTACCGGAAGTGGTCTTCACCAAAGATGATTCCCCACATGACTATCGCCAGCGCAATGCTTGCTATGACTTTCACTGCTCACCTTTCTCGGTGGATTTCACCGCCTTCAATAATTTCTCCAACTTCTCACGGCTCTCGCGCAACGCGATTGCAGCCCTGTCATTCTCACGTGTGCTGTGGTCTAGCTTGCCTTTGTATTTGCCGGCCTCCAGCAACCCCAAGAACAGCAGCGCAAATAGCACGCCGATGATGAGTGACAGCAGGAAGATCAGTGCATTTGATTCGCGCTTACCCATACCATCCCCATCAGAACCCAAAAATAGAACACCATTATCAGCGACCAGAACCACGTCATGTTTCTGTCAATCTCGTCACTGCGCCGCTGTGCTTCCTCGGCTGCACGCTTTGCTCTTTGCCTCTTCTCCTGTACCCTGCGTGCCTCCTGCTTCGCTATCACCTTGTCCTGCATCTCGTTGAACTTGGACCATATCGGCCCGAGCTGCCATGGCGCCCTTGACGTCATCTGGCTCATCAGGTCGGGGTAGGCCTTGTCCAATTCAACCTGCAACTGCGTGAGCTTCAAGACCTCTTTCTGGTCCACCACATCCTTGCTGAAGATGTCGATGTAGGCCTTGTCAGCAATTGCCTTCAGCTCGTGGTACGCATCGAACCAGGTGCCTAAGTCTTCAATGAACTGCTGGACAACGGCGTCTTCGTCAAGATACTCTGGCTCTGACTTGCGCTTCTTTGTTTTTGCTTTAGGTGCTTCGACAGTTGCTGGTGCGCTTGGTGAAATATCAGCAGATGGTTTAGGCTGAACAGTTCGCGCAGGTGCTGCACCAAAGAGATTGAGGACCCAGTCCCAAATGCCTGTGACCTCTTTGTAGATGGCCTTGGCGCTTGCGACTCCACCCTCGATTGTTTTCTTGGCTTGACGAATCTCGACAGCGCCGCCGTTGAGCGCGTCACAGCAATACTGAATACCCGCCCAAGCGCCACGAAGCGCCTGTAGAGCGATGAGGTATTCTGGACCCACATCACTCTTCGCGCACTTCCTTGACGATCTGCCAGCACTTGTGACCGATCATCAAAACCGTGTAGATGAGCGTGGCCCACAGGACCAGCTCGCTTACTTGCACACCGGCTACCGTCGCGAGCGACACTGTAGCGGGTGGCGCTACTTTAGTCACCACTGCGGCCACCGTTTCTGTTGAATGTTCTGTTGCCATTAAGCCCCCTCTGGCCATCCTTGAGCACCAAGCACAGCAGCCAATGCAGCCACATCAGCAGCGCCATCAATAGCAGCCAACAAGCGATCACATTCAGCCAACACAGCAGCACGATAAGCCACAGTCTCAGCAGGAATAGCCACATCACGCTCTGCCTTGCGGATTACCATCCAGTCAGTTGC